TTATTGTTCACTGGGGACCTGAAATAGCCCGTCGATCTGGGCCACAGAGTAAACCTTACGTGACCCTTCAAACGGAATGCTGGGCGTGATCTTGCCCCGCTGGACCATGCGATAGAACTTGTCGCGGCCAAACGGCCAGCGCGGGGAGTTGATGGCCTGCGTTGCGGTCACATACTTCACTTCGTCGGTGATGATCTGATCTGCCATCATGTGCCCTCTCTGCAATTTGCTCTTTCATAGGATATCTGGTGCATCAAGCCGCCTCCCTGCGGGTCATAGCACCGCTGGCCTTGTATGTATTGATATGTGAGGTCGGCAAACGAAATTGCGGCGTGGACCATGCCGATGACAGCCCAGAACCATAAAGTGCCTCTCGACATCAGGTGTCCTCCAGTGCTGCTTTGATGCGGGCTTCGTGGACGGCTTGAGCTTTATCCATAAGCTCATTCCCTGTGTATGGGTTCAATCTCAGGCGCGCATCTTGCGGGCTGACAATATATGAGCCGTAAGGATCAGTCAGAGCGTATCTGCTTCTCGTCCCTGCGTTTGCATAAATTCGATAGCCACACTTTGACAGATACCCGTCGGGCGTCTCTTCCCACACCAGCGGCTTGAACTTTACCCCCCCTTGCTCCTTTCGGGCGGTGCGGTATGCGGTGAGGGCATGTTGCAGTGAGGAAATAACACCATCAACAGCCACCTCGGAATCGCATTCGATCCATTGGGTTACTGCCTCCGCCAGCGCATCCGCTGCTTTAATCAGGTCAGTCATTGGGTGTCTCCTGCTCAATAAGACAGCGGACGGAAAATGGCAGCATCTCCCAGACCTTTGCCGAGCCTTCTGGGTCTCGGCTCATGACTTGGAGCTTTTGCCCCAAGGTGTGGATCTTCGTTGCCATCTGATCCTGCTCCCTCTCCATCTGGTATTTCTGCCAGATTGCGGGGTCCCACGGCTTTAATCTGGGTCTGACATCGTGCCAGCCTTCGTGACGTCCGGCAGGTGTGCCATCTGCCCGGAATTTCTGAGTGGTGCCCTCCACGAGGATTAGACCATTCTTATATATCTGAACGATCTTCGACCGGGTCACGTAAAGCCGGCTTCTCATGCCTACCCGCGAAACGAGTAGAACATCCCGGCCAACTTCGAACTGTGTTTCTGCCATCACCCATCCCCCTCAGTGCTGGTGGACTTGAGGGCGCGGATCTCGCGCTGAGCGTATTTGCAATGTGACGTCGTGCTTTCCCCGTCAAGTTCATCAGGCTCAAAGTGATTGATTAATTCCTCTAACGCCTCATCCCGTGCCGCCTGTAGTTGGGTGCGGAGGGCGGCACGTTCTTTTCGGAGGGCGTCAAGTTCGGATAAGAGGGAGGCCACGACGTTGGCGTGGTGGTATTCTTGAGGTCTGTTCCCGTGTGAGCGGTTCCACGCAAAACCTAGGGCTTCAAGATCTCCAGTTCTGCCTACATCAAAGGGAAGGTTTGATACCCAAATGCGTTCAGGTTTGTTTGTGTCAGTCATGTGTGTTCTCCTAGCATCTTACGCAGCTGTGCTTCTTGGGCGTCCCGTGCGGCGGCCCCTGCGGCGTCCCGTGCGGCGTCCCATGCGGCGTCCCGTGCGGCGTCCCATGCGGCGTCCCGTGCGGCGTCCCATGCGGCGGCCCATGCGGCGTCCCATGCGGCGGCCCATGCGGCGGCCCCTGCGGCGTCCCGTGCGGCGTCCCATGCGGCGTCCCGTGCGGCGTCCCATGCGGCGTCCCGTGCGGCGTCCCATGCGGCGGCCCATGCGGCGTCCCATGCGGCGGCCCATGCGGCGGCCCCTGCGGCGGCCCGTGCGGCGTCCCGTGCGGCGGCCCCTGCGGCGTCCCGTGCGGCGGCCCGTGCGGCGGCCCGTGCGGCGGCGCGCTCTTCTTTTGTGGCGTTGTCATTGCGCAACATCGCAATCTGATCACGGACACGGGTGTCGTTCGGGCGCTCCGCCTCGAACAAATGCAAGACCTGATCTGCGCACCACGCCTGAAAATGACGTGCTAATCGGTCGTCCGGCATCGCGTAAGACAAAACCCAAAGCGCATCGTCAAGGTCGTTACTGTTCAGCACCTGCAACAGAGTGACTGGTTCGTCATCGGCTTTGGTTTTGCCTAGGCTCTTGAGCAGTTTGGCGTAGCCTTCTTCGCAGGCGCGACCGCTGTTAGGGCTGCCTTCGCGGATACGGCGCAAAGTGGTCGTGCTGTTGTATCTCAATTCAGTCATGTGTGCTCTCCTTCAGCGAGGAACGACAGTTCCGTCTACCTTGCGCTTCCATTTGCTGTTTCTGGATCCGGGCAGGGTGCCTTTGGGCTTTTTTGACCCGTTGTGGGTGGCCGCCACGCGCTTACATTTGGCGATGGTCGGCGCGTCCTCTTTCGCTGTCTTGGCGCGATGGCAGCGTTCGTGGGCGGGGCGTAAGTTGTCGTCGCTGTCGTCGCTGCTGATCTCCAGCGGGATAACGTGGTCTGCGTCCCAGCGTTCACGGGTTCCGTCGATCTGATCGCCGCAGATATGACAGACGCCGTTGGCAGCTGCGAATATGCGCGCGCGGCGGGTTGTGTTCATCCGGCGGCGGTTCATTTCCCTGCCTCCATCCAGCCCGCGCGCTTTGCCTCGCGCCACTCGACGCCATGGCGGGTGCCATATTCATAGATCACCTCGATTAGATCCCGCATCTGGGCCACGCTGAGCTTCGATGAGCGGAACCCGATGGGGAAGGGGCCGGAGCCGTCCAAACCTTCGGCAAACTGGACCTGATGGCCGAGGCTCTGCATAAATGCTGATTTCCACGTGTCCTCTGTCCATTGGCGACCCTCAGGCTTGGCTTTCGCCACATCGTGGAGCATCGCCCACAGCTTGCGGTTCTGCGGCTCGGAGCGCTTTTCAGCCGTGATCGTGACAACCGCGCGGTCTGGCGCTTGAGACAGTGCCGCAGCGGCGTAGGCGCGCTGCTGGGGCCCGACAAGATAGATAGTTGGCATCACGCAGCTGCCTTTTCAGTGAGCCTGCGTGTCATCGCCTCAACGTCTCGCAGGAATGCCCGGACAGCGGTTTCCATATCCCGGATTGCCTCTGGATCAGCGTCAATGCGCAGGATGTGCAGCGCCAGATCGTCTGGCAGATCCGGGCAGAACGAAACGAAGTCGCACCACTCGCGCCCAGTGCATGCCATCTGCCATTGCATCTGCTCGCGGTATGCCTTCTTGATCGCACCACCGGTCAGAACGCGGATATGCTCGGTCGGCTGCGGGCATTTGATCTCTACAAGCCCAAGTTCGCCAACAAGCCCATCGGGGGACGCTCCAGCCATGCTTATCGCCGGGTGGTCTGCGAAAGCGACTTGCTCCACCATCTGGCCTGTTGTCATGGTGTACATGGCGCGGGCCTGTGGTTCTGTCTCGTTACCCTGATCCATGGCCGCGCTTTTGAACGTCTCAGTGGTGCGCCCTGTGAGGCGTTCGCAGACCAGCTGAGCGCGATAGTTCTGATAACCCGCCTTGCTCTTGTCCATCATTGCGTCATTGACTTTAGAAGCAGTCACTTTCCCCAGGCGCATCTGGTGCCATTCATCGCCGCCTTGTTCGATCATTGCTGCGCACCCCGGTTTTTGACGGTCTGCTGCAAGCGACCTGAAACGCGTTCGAAGTGTCTGGCGGGGAGGTCATGAAGCGCGCCAAGTTTCTCAGCGGTGCAAACGATTTCCTCCGTAATGCCCGCTTGATCGATCAGTTGCCGCAGCTCGTCGTATTGGCGAACGCTGATCGGCTCCCCGCGCCCCGCGGCCGCCCGTCCATCGTCCTCATCGTCCATGCCAAGAGACAGGCCAAGGATCGCCTGCGCGGTATATCGCTGCCCGTATTTTTGGGTGCTTCCTACCGCCTGGACTGCATTCTTACTGCCGCTGGTGTCGCGAGGCAGAGCCATGCTGGTGCTTTCGGAGTGGCCTGCCTTGTGCATCAACTTGGCCGTCACAACAACTTGCTCACCAACATCGACAGCAAAGGTCAGTGCCAGGCCATATTGTGACAGGACAGGCCGGGTTAGCTTGGTGATGTCTTCCAAGGTGGCGTAAGGTTTCCCGTTGTGACCTTTGCCATTCAGCGGGATGGTTGGAAACTCGGCGGAAGCCTGCGCGAAAGCCGAAGCGTATGCAGCCTTGGCGTTCTGCGCGTCGTGCCGCTCTTTCAGCTCCAGCATTCGCTCAAGCTTGGCCAGATCAGAATTCGGGTCCATTGCCACCCGCTCGATCATCGAAACCATCGGGTCGACAGGTAGCGCTTGGTCTTCCTGAGAAATATTTGCAATTTGTTTCATCAGATATGCACCTCTGTGTGGGGGATTTGTCCTGCCATAAGAGCGTCCGCAATCGCTTCGGGCGATGCATTGCCGCGCATGGACGCCAGAGCCTCGATGATGTCGGTGCGAATTTCTGCGCGGTGCTGGGCGTCGGCCTCACGCTCGGCGCGCGCCTCGCCCTCCTTGCGCTTCTCTTCCTCCAAGCGGTGCCGTTCGGCCTCAGCCTTCTCTTCGGCCTCGCGCTCAGCTTTTGCCTTCGCGTCCGCTGCGGCCTTCTCGGCAGCTTCCTTGCGCTGCTGTTCCGCTCTCACCTCACCCTCAAGACGCTGCTGCTCCATCCGAGCTTTCAAGTCTGACAAGGTTGCATTGCGCAAATCGTGGATGTCCTGGGCGTACTGGCCCAATTCATCCACAATTGGAGGCAACTTGGTGTCCAGCTCATAAATCAGGATGCCGAACGGCTGTGTCTGGCCATTGATCCGGCCCTCACCCACTTCCTTGATGTAGGCTTTGGCCTTGTCGGCGCGCTCCTGCAAGCGGGCTTCGGCATCGCGGGCTTCACGCTCCTTGCGCTCTTCCTCTTCCTTGGCGGCCTTCAGCGCCCGAAGCTCTTCCAACTCGCGGGCATCGGCTTCCCGTTTCTGCGCTTCGGCCAGATTGAGGCGAAGAACTGCAACAGCCTTTTCTTTTGCTGACGTCGCCTCGCCTTGAAACTCCTGCCAGTCCTCTCCAACGCCGATGGCTTCGATCTCTTCAAGTACTGTTGAAATCTGCTCGGAGGGGCAGTGCGCGTCAGCACGGCCAGCATCAATTGCGGCGAGGCGATCCTTCAGCGACTGAACGCGCTCGGCTTCAGCGGTCTCCCAGTCCAGAGCGGGCCTTTTTATATCGTCCCTGAGAGCTTCCAGCCGGTCCTTTGCCAACTTTCGGCCAGCGTTCACCGCGTCGATCTCTTTGCGCGCCTCTTCAGTGAGGGCCAATCCCTGCTTGTCCAGCTCAACTTTCGACTGGCTGACCTTGTGGGCAATCGACTTCAGCGCATCTCGCCCCTTCCGGGTGGATACATCCTTGCCCTCTGCTTCCTGGCGGGCAGCGGCCTCCAATTTTGATAGCATCTCACCAAGGCCATCCTGTTTTTTCAGGATTGCGGCGAGGGATGCAGGCTCGGGCAGAGATAGCGCCAAAGATTTTACTTGTTCGTTCATTGTCTCACCTTTCGGAAAAGACCCCCGGCGCGATTTCGGGATGGAGTGCGCCGGGGGAGAGTTGGCCGCGCGTCTTGGTGCGCGGCCCAGGGAGGATCAGAGAGGCTGCGAAAGCTGGTATCCGATGGATACGGCAGCAACGATGCAGCAGAAGATCAGGAGTGCCCAGAAGGTCGCCGCGAGGAACGGATTGTGCGGGTACATGGGCTGTGGCTTGTGCTTCCATGCCCCCGCGCTCCAGTCGTGTGTTTTGGGCCCCGACGCAGCATCCGTGAGTGGGGGCAGGATAAGACGCTGCGTCGGGGTAGAGGCCGCTTCGAAGTCTTTGCGGCCTTTCTCGATACTCTGGCCGAGCCGGTGGACGTTGCAGGCGCTGTTCACGGCGTTGAACTCCGCGATTGTCTTGGCTGCAAGGCGGAGGCCTTGAGCTTTGTAGAACTGAGTGATCTCGCCCTTCGCCTTTTTCTCCATCGCTGCGGCCTCCGTCTCAAAAAGCTTGATGATCAGGCCAGGCAGCGCAGGGTGTGCGTCCTCAAAGCAGTTCCGCACGGCATCGGAAAGCGATGAGATATCACTGACACCGGTGCCAAGGGGTGCGGTCACGTCAAGGTCGCCACCTATCGTCTTGTAAGTGCCATCCTCAGACGGGATGACGTGGATAGGGTGAATGGTCATGCCCGCACCTCCGGCTGATAGGTCAGGGCGTTCTCTGCCAGCTTCTTTGCGGTCTCAGCGAGGGGGTTCACATAGTCAACGTCGATACCGAAACTGCGGCCTTTGTCGATCAGACGACCAAGATCATTTTGGAACTCGCGCAAGTTCCGCTCTTCTTCGCTGGGGAGGTTGTCGATCGCATCGCAAAGCGACTTAATCGCGCTTTCAAGTGTTCCCCCGCTACCTGAGATGCTGTAGTCCGGTTGAGTGCAGGATTTCATCCAGAGTTCGCACTCCCAGAGCTCATCGCCAGACGCAATCCGAATATGCGCGCCGTAGTTTGGGGCGGAACCCGTCTTTTCAATGTAGCGGTTGTCAACTGCTACCAGCGCTTCACTCATTTCTTTTGCAGTGTTCATATCAGTCACTCCGCTGCGATTTGATGGATAGGGGCGGCATAATCCGCCGGATCGAACTCGGCGCCGTCATCGTCAATGATGCTCTCGCCGTCGTTCAGTGTTTCGGTGAGTTGCGCCTCAATGATCCGCTCTGCGCGGGTCACGTCTGCCTTGCCGAAAACCTCGGCCAGCTCGTCGCGGGAGTGCAGGACGCCCTCAACCACCGCATCAGCGATAGAGGCGTAAACCCCATGCCCGCCAGCGCAGCCAACAGAGGCGTCAGGCGCATCGTAATCGGTAGTGAAAAACACCTGCGCCATGCACTCGATATCGTCGCCGAGGTAGATGGTCTTGAATACGCGGTCTTGCATGTTGGCTCTCCCGTTGCTTGAGAACTAACATAATAGGATAAATCCAAATCACAAGAGAAAAGTTTGGAAAAATCCTGTTTTGCGATACCTAGGAGTGTGGGATAGCTATAGAAGGCTCACAAATAGTTGAGCGATCCGAGCACGTTCCAGCTTGGTTGGGGGATAGAATAGAGAGAGTACCCACATGAAATGCAGGGAAATCACGCAGAGAGATCAGGAGGAAATCCTGAGCCAGCTTGACAGGGGGCAGTTACTGAAGCTTTTGCTTTTGGCGCTTACTTCTGGGCGATCCAGGCCTGAGCGGTAACCAGTAGGCGGCGACGATCTTCATCGGGCAGGCTATCAAGGACAGCGGATATGTCATCCCGCAACTTGTCGTCGCTCTTTTCTCGCAACAAGTGTTGAACCGTAACCCCAAGCTCGCGAGCGATTTTGTGGATCGTGTCCAAGCGTGGGTTGCGGCTCTTCCCGGAGAGTATGTCGTATACTGCTGTGGCGTTCATGCCTGCGGCCCTCGCAAGCTGTGCAGCGTTCGTGCCGCGCTGTGCCATGCGGGCCTGTATATTCGTGGCCAATAGCATTGTGAGTTCATCTCTCTCCATGTTGAAGGGTTTATCCTAACAGCACATAAGTACGCCATTAGGAAGTTTCCAGTTGTAAGATCCTTGGAAATATCCTAATTTCTGCTCATGCAGACAGAAACCCACATCCCGCACCCCGACCTGCTGGCGAAGATTGAGGCGCATTGCCGAGATGCCGGCGTATCTGAAACCGCATTTGGGAAAGATGCCGTGAAGGATCCGAACCTTGTTCGTGATCTTCGCTCAGGGCGTGAACTCCGCCGGGCTACTGTGGCGAAAGTCATGGACGCCCTCTGTGCCACGCAGGCCCGCCAATGATCCGCACACACATGGGGTGGCGGGTATGAGTGGAGCGCCAACCGTCAGAGCAGAGGGCAACGAGATCGTCATCCGCCTGCCGCGCTCTGACGCCCACGGCCTGATGGTGGCGCTGGCTGAGTGTCCCTGCCGCGCAGTCAAATCCAATTCCACCAAGACCATCCGCAACAGGCTGTCAAAGGCCCTGGGGCGGCTGATTTCACGCTGAGACGTACACCGACCTGCACTACACACCGAGAGGTAATAAGCCATGCTTGATGATGGACTTAATCGACTGCTGCGCCTCGTTGAAGCGCAAGAGGCCGCAGAGGACCGCATGGCGGCTGAATGGGCTGCGGCAATCGGTGACAACGGCGGGCCGCCTCTGGACGATCTGTTCGGCCTTGGCGCCCCGTGGATGGAACACGCCGATGAGGCGGAGCTGGCGCGTCTGGCCAAGCTGGCCCCTCGTATCATGCGCCGCCAGAAGATCCTTTCAGAAACCATCGCGGAGCGCACCAAGATTATGAACCGCTGCATTCGCCGTATGCGCCGCGCAAGGGGGCAGAACTGATGGCAAGACGCTACGCAGCCAAGGTGGACGCCAATCAGGGCGAGATCGTTGCAGCACTTCGCGCGGCGGGTGCCACTGTCACGACCACACACGCCGCTGGTGATGGCTTCCCTGACCTTGCCGTAGGCTTTCGCGGGGAAAGCTTCCTGATCGAGGTGAAGGACGGCAGCAAGCCGCCAAGCGCCCGCAAGCTGACCCCTGATCAACAGAAATGGCACACCACATGGCGAGGGCAGAAAGCGGTGGCATCGACTGTCGCTGAGGCCCTCGCGGTTATCGGCGTGGAGTATCGAGGTAAGATCACATGAGTAAAGCGCCCTCAATGCCGATGTACTGGGACGCATATCTTGCGGACACCACTCACCTTACCACTGAGGAGCACGGTGCCTATATGCTGCTGCTCGGTGCCATGTGGCGGCGCAACGGCTGGGTGCCGGATGATGACCGCGACAATGCTCGCATTCTCGGCCTGACAGTAGGGAAATGGCGCAAGATTAAAGCCCGCCTTTCCAGCTTCCTGATGTTCCGTGAAGGTGAGATTTCGCAGAAAAAATTGCTGGAAACTTGGGAAAATACGCAGGAAAAAATCGAGAAGAACCGCGCAAATGGTGCCAAGGGTGGCAGGCCCAAATCCAGCAAAAACAGCGACTTAGCAAAACCAAACGGTTCTATTTCGGATAACCCAAACGAAACCATACCAGAACCAGAACCAGAACCATATAAGATAGAGGATACTAACGTATCCTTGTCGCCTGCCGACGACGCGAGCTTTCGGGCCGTCGATGAAATTGCCGAAGCTGTGAACGACTTCAACGTCGCGGCAGGGGCGAGCGGCTGGCCAAAGGTCAAGGTTCTAAGCAAGGCCCGCAGATCCGCATTGGCGGCAAGACTGCGTGAGTGTGGCGGTCTGGATGGCTGGCGCGTCGCTCTCGAAAAGGCCCGTGGCTCTCCGCACCTCTGCGGCCAGAACGACCGTGGCTGGGTCGCAAACTTCGATTTCCTCACCCGACAATCTTCCTTCGCAAAGCTCATGGAGGGCAACTATGACAACCGAGATCACACAGGTCAGCACCAATCCCGCCCTCACCCTGGCACAAGCCGACCGGGGCACGGAACGGCTGCGGCATTTGCTGCCGTCGCTGCGAGAATGTCCCAAGGCGCGCGCTGAGGTGGCGAAGATCCTGCCTGTTATCAGCGCCCCGGCAGATCCGACTTGGCTCATGGCCCGCATCGGGGCCTTGCTGCTGCCATACTACGAAAAGGACGTGCCGCAGTCTTTCCGCGAGATCGAAGCGGAGGATTGGGCGGCGTCCCTCGCCGACGCGCCACAGTGGGCCGCTACCGCTGCTATGCGATGGTGGAAAAGTGCCGACAACCCTAAGCGGGGGAAGCGCCCTCTGGAAGGGGATATTCAGGCCCGGATCCGGCACGAGATGCAGGCTGTGCGCGCCACCCACATTGCCTTGAAATCCCCGGAACCAGTCCCGCGCCCGGAACAGCCGCCACGGGAACGGGTGTCGGCAGAGAAGATGGCGGAGATCATCGAGAGCAAGGGCATGACACGTGAACGACTTGCCGGAATGCCGCTGGACGCCATGCCGGGGTGTGATTTTGATGTCAGTGCCAAGGCCCGCGCGGAGGCCGCAGAATGACCGCCGAGAGCCTCATAGAAATGGAGCTGCGCCACGCCAAAGAGCGCGCAGAGCTGGTGGAGAAGATCCGCCATGACGCTTACACCGCCGGGCTGCATGACCGGATGAAGCCCGGTTCCGTCGCGACCCCGTCGAGCCTGATGGAGCAAGTCACGGAGGCAGTGGCGATGGCGCACAAGGTTCTGCCGAGTGAGCTTCGCGGCCCCTCGCGGTTCGCTCACTTCAAGATCCCTCGCCGCAAGGTGTGGACCGAGCTTCACGACCGGGGTTACAGCCTTGAACAGATCGGCCAGCACTTCGGCAGGCATCACACCACGATCCTGTCGGGGATCCAGAAACACAAAGCAGAATTGGAGGCCAACTGATGGCAGGAAGTTTGCGGGCATACCTCGCGAGAAACGAAATTGAAACACCAGTTAGGGGTCACGTTTCGTTACCCCTGGAGAATGAAACGTGACCGAAGCCGCCACTTCGATACGCCACCACATCAAGGTACTGGTTCACGCCCAGTCAGAGCTTATCCAGATGCTCGATCACCTCGACCAGCACGGCAAAGTTCTGCGCGGCAAAGGCGGACGGGTGGCCCAAAGCTTGCGTGAAATCGCCGCCGATCTTGATCTCGACATGGCGGCGGCTCCCGCCGTCACTGACGAACCCACCTAACCCCAACCCCGAAACGCACCGGAGGCCGTAATGGCAGATTGTAAACATTGGGAAGGCGACACCGTAAACGGTTACTGGCTATGCGCGAAATGCTTTGCCAAACTGCCGGATCAGCCACGCAAATACTACCCCGGAGGGTCGCCAGACGGTGACACCCCGCAACGCCAAGAGGTGATACTTGCGCCAATCGCAAAGGCGCAGGAAACCACGCTAGGTCAATTTATCGAGGCAATGGCGCTGCGGCTGATCGCCCGCACCAGAGGCAGTTTTCAGAAGCCCGACGCGATGGACTACGCAGTCGAAATTCTGCGCACCTTCGGGGAGCCTTTCGGGTCCGATGATCTGGACTGGACCAGCGCCGGGGCGTGGGAACTCGTAGACGAAGATATACAACATTGGGACGCAGACGACGCCGCGTCCAACTAACCCCCCCCTTTGATGGAGAAGACAAATGGCTAAGAAAATCCGCGACGTCGTGGTGAAGCTTGGTGAGTACCAAGACCGCAACACAGGTGAGATGAAGGCCCGTTGGGGCAACGTTGGCAGCCTGATGCAGAACGAAGAAGACAAGAGCCTGTTCGTGGTTCTTGACCGCACTTTCAACCCGGCGGGGGTTCCGAACCCTGAACATCGCAGCAGCCTTATCCTTTCATGCTTTGTGCCTCAGGATCGTCAGCAGCAAGGCAACGGGCAGCAGGGCGGTTCTTACGGTGCCGGGCAGCAGGATCAGAACGGTTACGGCAACAACCAAGGAAGCGGCAACCAAGGCGGGTCTTCGCACAACATTGATGACGACGAAATTCCATTTTAGGAGTATAACCAATGTCTTATCAGAGAATGATTGAGTTCGCCCGTGCTGAAAACATCGCCATGCACAAGAGCTGGCAGGGGGTCGCCCCGGTGGAAGCGGAGCCGAAAAAGCCGACCCGCAAGCGGAACCTCAGCCCCAGAGAGCGCCAGGAGGCTGTGAAGAAGGTTCGCCGGATCGCATCGCAGCTTGCCAAGGATCGCCGCTTCCCGGTGAAACGGTTTCTGGGCCGTGACCCTCTCAGCGGCAGCACCATCACCCCGCTTGCCCTTCTGCGCCGCGAGTGCTGGGCGGATCTGTTTGACAACCACTGCATCCCGCAGGCCGTCATTGGCGAGGTGTTCGGCGGACGAAACGGCGGCTGCATCAGCCGGGGGATTGTGCTGCATCGAGAGCGGGCAGGGGGAAAGCAATGACGCTGGACCTGAAAGAAGGGGACCCGTGGCCGTTCCGGTCGTCACGCGGGATCGTGGGCAAGCCCTGCGAACCCGTATGGCATGCCCTTATCACCGCCCCGCAGAAAGAGGCCCACACCAAGGAGGTGCTAGAGCGTGTCTTTGATGGCGCGGGGGTGCAAGTCGTTTACCCGGAGGTATCCAAGTTCCGCAAGGTGAACGGCCAGGATAGGGAATTCGTGTCGCCGATGATAGCCCGCATCATCTATGCCAAGTTCAGTTACGAACCCCATTGGGACGTTATGCGTCAGCGCCGCATCGTGTCTGGCGTGTTCTCGATAGCTGACAAGCCTGTACGGTTGACGCAAGACGACGTTGATCAAGCAATGGGCCTGCCGACTGAACAGGAGCGGCAAGAGCAGGAGCGCATCCGCGCATTCATGCCGTGCGCGGGGGAGCCGGCCAAGCTGATCGGCGGCCCGTTCAAGGGCTTCTTTGTGGATGTGAAAAGGGTTGAGGCAGGTCGGGTTTGGTATGAAATGACGTTTGGCGAGCGGCGTGTATCTGGTGAAGATACGCAAGGGCTTGTGCAAAGGGTTGCCGGGTGACACTTCGGGTGGTATATCTTTCGTATCCGGCCCAGCCGGTGACCGCCAGACCCGGTGAGACGGTAGGTGCGAGCGCAACCCAAAGCCCCAGCGGCCTTGGGTGCTACTGCAATTCAGAGCATATAGGGGTCGCGCCCCTTTCGCAGGTCCAGCGCAGGGCTGACAGGCGGGGAAAGACCCGCACAGCCGCACTCAGGAGGTGTGACGCAAGGATGGCGGTTTATACCAAGGTTAGTGGCGTGACCGCCTCAGCAAGTCGCCACAGTCACACCTCCTGAGTGCGGCGGCGTGGAAAGCAGACACGCAGGGACACGATTACGGCGAGTTAAGAGGACGAAGCCCCTCGCCAGCCGGAGTAGCGACCGGCCCGCGCTCAACACACGTCCCGCACCACTCCTTTCTCCGGCACTCCCCGTCACCGGCCAGAACCCATCATGCGCAAAGGCGTCAACAGCATGTGCGGGGAAGCGAGAGCTTTCATTACGATGCTGAATTTGGGGCGACGGGGCTTATAATATCACAAATGGAACATAGCGCCCGGTGTTGAATATCCGCTTGGGCGCGTTTCGATATCCATAGATCAACAATATCAGCGGGGTTGCCCCAATGAGCGGCGATAACGCGAAACTGACACCAAAGCAGAGGCGCTTTGTCGAGGAATACCTCGTAGACCTGAATGCTACGCAGGCTGCTATCCGTTCTGGATACAGCGCCAAGACCGCGCATTCGGTTGGGCATGAAAACCTAAGAAAACCTGAAATCTCGAAAGCGCTCAAAGATGCCCAATCGAAGCGTTCGGACAGGACAGAAATCACCCAAGACCGCGTATTGCAGGAACTCGCGCGGATCGGATTTGCGGACATTCGCAAGGCGGTTGCGTGGGGTAGCGCGCCAAACGGTGCAATTGGCGATGAGGGCAATCCGGCGATGTGCCCTGTCGAGATTAAGCCCAGCACTGAGGTTGACGACGAGACTGCCGCCGCCATTTCTGAGGTCTCCCTGACTGCTCAGGGGGTAAAGCTCAAGATGCACGACAAGCTGTCAGCGTTGGAGAAGATCGCCCGCCACTTGGGCATGTTGAATGGTTCTGGTTCTGAAGACACCGAAGCCCCGCCGATGGTCTTCAACATCAACGTGTCTGATCCGGTCGGCAAGGTCCGTGTCACTAAACCTGAGTAACCCGCAGGGGGTATTCCTTCGCGGCCTCAACACTAAATTCCGCGCTTACGTTGGTGGCTTTGGAAGCGGAAAAACGTTTGTGGGCTGTCTCGACCTGCTGATGTTTGCGGGTGAGAACCCTGGCACAGCGCAAGGGTACTTTGCACCAACGTACAGGGACATTCGGGACACCTTTTGGCCCACTCTGGAAGAGGCCGCCGAGCTGCTAGGTTTCCGCGTTGTGGTCAAGCGGGCAGACAAGGAAGCGCATTTATACCGAGGCAAGGTTTACTACGGCGTTGTTATCTGCCGATCTATGGACGACCCGGCGGGGATCGTTGGCTTCAAGATCGCCCGCGCGCTGGTGGATGAGATCGACATTCTGGCGCAGGACAAGGCTCAGGCGGCATGGCGCAAGATCATTGCTCGAATGCGCTTGGTTCTCCCCGGGGTCGTAAACGGCATCGGGGTGACGACAACGCCAGAGGGGTTCCGGTGGGTTTACGACAGCTTCAAGCGGGAGCCAAAGAGCAACTATTCGATGGTGCAGGCCAGCACTTACGAGAATGAAGCCTACCTGCCGCCGGACTATATCCCGACGCTCTTGGAGGACTACCCGCAGGAGCTTATCAGCGCCTACCTGATGGGCGATTTCGTCAACCTGACAAGCGGCACGGTTTATCGAAACTACGACAGGCAGGAATGCCGCAGCGCCGAAGTGATCAAGCCGAAGGAGCCTCTGCACATCGGCCAAGACTTCAACGTCAACAACATGGCATCGGTCATCACAGTGCCGCGTGGCGATGACTGGCACGTGGTCGGTGAGCTGCAAGGGCTGGTGGATACGCCGCACCTTATCGAGGTTCTGGGCGAGAGGTTCGGAGATCACCCGATCACGATCTACCCCGATAACAGCGGAGACAGCCGCAAAACTGTGGATGCCAGCAGGTCGGATTTGACCCTTCTGCGCACAGCGGGCTTCAAGGTCCGGTCCAAGCCTAAAAACCCGCCAGTCAAGGATCGCATCCTTGCAGTCAACACCGGTTACACGAAGGGCCGCCTCAAGGTGAACGATACCGCCGCGCCGCGCTTCGCTGAGGCCCAGGAGCAGCAGGCATACGACGCAAACGGTGTTCCAGACAAGACAACAGGGCATGACCACCTGAACGACGCGGGCGGTTACCTGATCCACTACCAGATGCCGGTTCGGCGACCTGTGCCGCGCCGCAACGATCAATCCCAGAGCCAAGGCCGCCGCCGGTACTTCGGCGCCGATCAGGGGGAAGAGAATTGGAAAACAGCGTAGAACTCTCGACCCTAGAGCAGTGGTTCGAGGCATACGAAAGCGCGACCAGTTCGGCCCGCACGGAGGCAGAACGTGCGCGTGATTATGTGGACGGGAACCAGCTTTCAGAGGAGGAGATTTCCGCCCTCAAGAAGCGTGGCCAGCCGCCGGTAAAATACAACCGTATCCGTCGCAAGGTCGAGTGGCTGAAAGGCTTGGAGGTCAAGCAACGCACGGACCCAAAGGCCTTCCCACGCAGCCCGCAGCACCAAGAGGGTGCAGAGGCAGCAACAGATGCTATCCGGTACGTTTGCGACAATCAGGATTGGGATTACACGCGATCAGAGGTTTACGACAACTTTCTGGTTGAGGGCTACGGTGCTGCCGAGGTTGTTCACAAGCAGAACCGAAAGGGCGAAGTTGAGGTTGTCATCAACCAATACCCTTGGGACCGCCTGTTTTACGATCCGCACTCCCGAAAATCCGATTTCTCCGATGCCCGTTACAAGGGCGCGGTGATTTGGATGGATGAAGCCGATTTCCTTGCGGAGTACCCAGACAGGAAAGAGCTTGTTCAGGGCCTTTACGCTGATCAAGGCCTTGGAACGTCAGACACGCACGATGACCGCCCGAAGCGGGCTTGGGTCGATGCCACCCGCAAGCGCATCAGGGTTGTTTTGATGTGGTATCGCCAAGGTGAGGTTTGGCACTGGTGCAAGTTCGTCTCCGGGGAGAAGCTGGGCAGCGGAGAAAGTCCTTACACCGATGAGGGCGGCGAGAGCGTTTGCCCCCTCATCATGCAGGCGGCCTATGTCGGGCGAGACAATGAGCGCTACGGCATCGTGCGCGACATGTTCGACCCGCAAGACGAGATCAACAAACGTCGGTCAAAGGCCCTGCACGGCATCAACTCTCGGCAGACAATGGGCGTCAAGGGGGCCGTTGATAGCGTTAGCGACATGAAGCGCGAGCTGGCAAACTTTGATGGTCATATTGAGGTGAACATTGAGGCCTTCGAGGATGCCGCGCGTGTTGGCATCAAGCCTTTCGAGCTCATGCCCACGAATGACCAGATTTCTGCCCAAATGGGTATGTTTGAGGATGCCAAGAACGAAATCGACCTCTTGGGCGCGAACGCTGCACTGGCGGGGGAGACCGGGGAAAGCCAGAGCGGCCGGGCGGTGCTGGCACGGCAACAAGGCGGCATGATCGAGTTGGCCAGCCTCAGCGACAAGCTGCACCGCTTCACCCGCGAGATTTACCGCCATATCTGGATGCGCATCAAGCAGTTCTGGACAGAAGAAAAGTGGGTCCGTGTCACCGATGAGGAATACGGCGCGCGCTTTGTCGGCCTTAACCGACCTGTGACACTGGAGGAGCAGTTGGGACAGGCCGCGCCGGATGAGGCGCAAGCCATCGCCATGCATCTCCAGCTTTACCCTGGCGACCCACGCTTGCAGCAGCCCGTCGCCATCGAGAACAACGTTGAAGAGCTGGATGTTGATATCCTCATTGAGGAAGTGCCAGACCGCGTGACCCTTGAGGGTGAGATTTTCGAAGCCCTGATGAAATACGGGCCGACACTTCCGCCTGCGGTTCTGATCGAGGCCGACCCTGTCCTGCCTGCGAAGAAGAAAGAAAAGCTGCTGGAGGCGCTTCAGAGCGCGCAGCCCTCGCCGCAGGAGCAGGCAGAGGTAGAGAAAACGCAGAGCGAGGTCGCCGAGAACATGGCGAACGCTCAGAGATTGCAGATTGAGGCACAGACGCCGCGATTTGCTTAACCCGCCGCCGGGGCAAACCGGGCGATCCGCGCCGCCAGCGATAAGGGCGATCCGTGCCGCCGACGATAAGGGCGTTTCGTAACTCACAACGATAGGTGAACACCAATGTCTGACCTTGAGCAGATCCTCAATGGCGAGCAGCCGCAGGGCGATGCGCCACAAACACCGGAAGTTACCCCTGAGGCTACACCCGAAGCCCCGGAGGCTGTAGAGGCGGCCACGCCTGAACCAGCGCCGGTGCCGGAGCCTGAACCCGCCAAAGCTGATGCACCCGAAATGGTGCCGGTTTCAGTGGTTTCAGAACTTCGCGCGCAACTGCGTGAAATGAAGCTCCAACAACAGCAGCCGCCCGCACCGCAGCCCAAGCCGCCCGAGTTTATCGACCCGGAGGGCATGGGTTACATGCAGCAGCAGATGCAGGGGATGGCCCAAGAGGCCAAACTCAATTTCTCAGAAGAGATGACACGCCAACAGCACGGCGACGAGACGGTTAACGCCGCCCTCGCCGCGTTCAAAGCGCAGGCTGGTACCAATCCGGCGCTGCATCAGGCGATCTTGGCCGAGCGTTCTCCTTGGGGGGCTATGGTCAAGTGGCATCAACAACAGCAGGTCGCGCAAGAGGTCGGGAGCGATCCCGCCGCTTACCGTGAAAAGCTGGAGAAAGAGATCCGGGCGAAGATCGAGGCAGAATTGGTGACGAAGCAGGCTCAGGAGAAGGCGGCGCAAGCGGCCCCCTCTATGGCCAATGTAACCGGCACAGGCGGCGGCCCCAAAGCGACAGCATGGGGCGGGCCAACACCTTTGGACAAGGTGATCGGCTCCTGACCGCCACAATCACAGGAAATTGAAAAATGGCTGAAACAACCGCAGCAACTGGCCTCACGGTCCAGCAGTGGGACGATAAGTTCTTTGTTGAACACGTCCAGCAAAACCGCTTCGCGGGGGAAATGGGCACCGATGAAAACGCCATCATTCAGGTAAATGAGGATCTGACCAAGAAGAAGGGTGAGAGCATTACCTTCGCTTTGGTCAACCGCCTTACCGGCACCGGCGTTGAAAACGGCGGCACCATTGAGGGCAACGAAGAGGACATGGACAGCCGCTCCTTCCAGCTGAAGGTGCGGGACCGTGGCCATGGCGTTCGCTCGCACCGTTGGGATAACCAAATCAGCGCGATTGACCTGCGCAAGGCCGCTAAGCAAGGTCTGAAAACATGGTCGATGGAGGACACGCGCGACCGGATCATCCGTGCGCTTGCTTCCATCAATGGCAAGCCTTACTTTGCGTATTCTGTCCTTGGCGCTGACGGGGTGGTGAACTATGCCGCTGCGACTGAGACCGAAAAAGACGCTTGGCTTGTGGATAACGCTGATCGTGTGTTGTTCGGTTCTGCGAAGGGCAACAACAGCGGCAACGACCATTCTGCGTCGCTTTTGAACATCGACGCGGTCAATGACACGCTGACGCCCGGTGCCATCTCCCTGATGAAGCGTATGGCGAAGGAAGCTAACCCCAAAATCAAGCCGGTTCGTTCCGACAAATCCGGGCGCGACTTCTACGTCATGTATACCGAAAACCGGAATTTCCGTGACCTGAAGAACGATCCGGTCATGGTGCAAGCGCAGCGCGAAGTTTCTTTGAAAATGCAGAATGAGAAGCTTTTCAAGGGCGGCGATCTTGAATGGGACGGTGTGATCATCAAGGAGATCGACGACATTCAGGTGATCCCTGGTGTCGGCGCGGCAGGGGTCGACGTGGCGCCGGCATACCTGTGCGGTGCGCAAGCGCTTGGCTACGGTATCGCAGAGCGCTGGAAGTCGGCTGAAGAATACTTCGACTACAAGCGCAAGAAAGGCTGTGCGATCATGGAGATGGGCGGCATTGGAAAGATGCTGTTTGGCTCCGGCGCGGACGACACCGACGATCCCAAAGATCACGGCGTTCTCACCGGCTACTTTGCCGCCGTGCCTGACGCCTGATCTGAACTTTTTGAGGGGCTGGGCATCTGGCCCCTTTCACAAGTTCAGGAGGTAAGCCGATGAAACTCAAATACACTGGTGAACTGGATCGCGTGACGGTGCGTGGCGTGGATTTCCCCCGCAATAAGCCCGTGACCATCGACTGCGAAAATCTGGCGGAGAAAATGCTGGCTTGGCCTGACGTGGTTGAAGTGAAGCGGGGGGCGAAGGCAGATGGCAAAAACGCGTCGTGAAGTCGTCAACATGGCCTTGCACCACATCGGCGTTGTTTCGTCCGATGAGGAGCCAGAAGCAGTCGATCAGCTCTATGCTGATCAGGTTCTCGATGGCGTCTTCGCTGAGCTTCAGAACAGCCAAGACATTACGATTTCTTGGGGCCTAGATGAGACGCCGGAAACCGCGTTTCTACCGCTTGCCTTTCTGCTCGCCTCAGAGGTCGCGGCGCATTTTGGGGTTCAGGCCATGCCTCGCTCCCGTGCGATGGGGCGGTTCCGCGCGGCGTTGATTTCTGATGATCGGGGCGACCGGAGAGATTTGGACAACGACAATGTGGTGTCTGATGGCGAGATTGAAGCTGACAAGCGGGCGCAGTATTTCTGATGCGCGTTGAGTGGATCGGGCGCAGCCGACAGGACGGCGACAACCAGCAGGCGGATCCGGCGCGGCTGATCAACATCTACCGCGAGAAGGCGGGCGATAAGCCCATCCTGAAACGCGTTCCCGGCATGGTGCCTTTTGTCGATCTGGCATCGGCACCACTCCGGGCGATGGAGCAGGAAGCGGGCAAGGTGTTCGCGGTATCCGGCGCGGATCTGTCCTGCATTGACGGCAACGGCACTGTTTCAGAGCTGGGGCAGGTGTCGGCCGACGGGGATGTATCTATTTCAGGCAACAATGGGTCTGCTGTCGTGTCGGCCGGCGGAGATTACTACGTCTGGGACGGTGAGACGCTGACGCAGCCCGACACTGGCGCATTCTCCGACGTTGGGTCTGTTGAGTTTCTTGGTCAGCGAACTGTGGTCACGGAACTGAATGGCCGGCGCTTCGGCTGGTCTGACGTGACGGAGCCGGAGACATTCGACGGGCTTAGCTTTGCGACGGCAGAAAGCACGGATGACAACATCATCCGCGGGGCCGTGATCCAGGGCATTTACTGGATCTTCAAAGAGCAGTCCATCGAGCGCTGGTATCAGACCGGCGGGGAGAATTTCCTTGCCCCGATGAGCGGCGGCGACATGGACACCGGCCTGTTGAGGTTCGGCCTGTTCATCAAGTTCCCAAACGGCGCTTTCTTTGTCGGCAACGATGGGATCGCCTATCTGGTTTCCGGCGGGTCTATGCGGCCTGTATCGACGCGCGGCGTTGAGACGGCGCTGGAACAAAAAGACGCCACTCACTGCCTTTACTATCAGGATGAGGGACACAAGTTCTGCGTTATCCGCTTCGCTGACCGCGAGGCATGGGTTTACGACATGGTCATGGACGAATGGCACGAGCGCGCCGAGGGCGGAAGCCTGACGCCGTGGTCGGCCACGCATTCGGTGCAGGCATTCGGCGCTGATTTTGTCGGCTCAGCCTTTGGTCGGGTGTTCAGCCTTGAGCGCATTCCGAGCGATGACGGGCAGCCGCTGATCGGCAAGGCCGTATCCCGCACGATCCGCAACAACGGCAACCGGTTCCGTGTGCCTCGCCTAACCCTGATCGGGGCGGTGGGCAATTCCACGCTGACGGCTCAGCGCTCACCGGGGCTGCATATCGGCGGCGGGTACATGATGGCGACGGATGGTTACACCGCCCTTGCCACTGGCGACGACGTCACGGTCAGCACGGACAGCAAGGTTTCTCTGCGGGTGTCGAAGGATCGCGGCAAAACGTGGTCGCGGGACAAGGTGCGGTCGATGGGCCGCGCGGGCGAATACGACAAGGTGGTGCGCTGGCGCTCTCTGGGCCAGTTCCGCAACGCTAACTTCGAAATCACCCTCAGCGACAACACCGATATGACGATTGAAGCGGTGGGGGAGATTGAGCTGGCATGATTACCGTTGAAGCACCGCAGGCAAACGTCCCGCTGGTCAAGCCGGACGGGCACAGCACCATGGAAACACAGATCACGCTTGAGAAGATGGCGCAGGCGATCCGGGAGCTGCAAGCGAAGGTCGAGGCGCTGGAGGCGCAGCAGCCGTGACGCTTGAGGATCATTTCGCGCGCTGGTTCAAGGGTGACACTGCCGCCGTCGATTTCGCCGAACACCTTTGGCACGCGACCCAGGAATGGGACGATCTGGAAGATGAGGGCAAATGCGCGAACCACAACGCGCTTCTGTCATGGCTGGCGTTCGGCAAGGAATACACGCCCTTCTTTGCGGACCACGCGCATATTCTTCGCCCCGCCATGCTCAATATGTATCTGCAATGGCGCGCGGCGAATGTGCTGGAGCGCGGCGACCGGAACGACGTCGCTAAAGCATATATGCTGCGCGCTGCGATTTACGGCGTGTTTCACAACATCGCGTGGATTGTCGGTGGCGATGACTGGGCGGCTCAGATCGGCCCTGAAATCTACCGGATGTATGCCGAGACCCCCGAAGAACTCTGGAAGGAAATGAACTGATGCCAGGACCAGCAGCAGCAATTGGCGGTGGGTCGGCCCTTCTGGGCGCGTCCTCATCGCGCAAGGCAGCAAAATCTCAAGAGCGGGCAGCAAACAGCCAGCTTGAGCTTGAAGGCCGCATTTACGATGAGACGAAAGAGCGGTTCCAGCCGTTCTATGACAGCGGTCTGAATTACCAGAACGTTTTGAATTTTGAGCTATTGGGCGGCGACCGTCCGATGGTCGGCGGCGATCCTCAGAGGGTGGTTGAGTTCACCGATCAGGTCTATGGCGACGGTTCCATGAAGGACGTTGTGCATAACGCCGGGTGGTCTGATGAATACACCGAACAGGTGCGCGACTACGGCCCGCGAGATGTGACGCGATATCGGGTCGGAGAGCAGACATTCGGCGACCGGGCTGCAGCTGATGCCTATGCCAAGGCGAACCCGACTGGCGGGACCGAATACGGCGGCTTTGAAGCCACCCCGTATCAACAATATGTCCTTCAGACGTCTCAGGACCAGATCGACGGCAGCGCGGCGAGCCAAGGGAGCCTGTTCAGCGGCGCGACCATCAAGGCACAGCAGGATCGCGGTAACGCTCTCGCGGGCAGCTTCTACAGCGACTATCTCAACCGACTGACCGGGCAGGCTGCACAAGGCCAAGCCGCTGCGGGCAACATCGCCAATGCCGGTGCGAATTACGCCAGCGGAGCAGGAAGCGCCTTGGCTGGCATCGGGAACGCTCAGGCGTCGGGTGCAATTGGCATGGGTAACGCTCTATCCAACGGTATCAACCAGGGCGTCGGGATCTGGAACTATCAAAACCAGACCAGCGGCGCCACGCCTCAGCCTGCGAATGCTCTCAGCGCCCCTTGGGCCTCTGGCGGGTTCTGGGGGTAAGTCATGGCGAGCGCTCAGGAAGTCGTCAACGGTCTGGTCGCGCGGGGTATGCCGCGCCATATCGCTCTCGGTGCTGCCGGGAATATGCAGATCGAGAGCGACGGTTTTCAGACTGATATTAACGAGTACAACCCTGTGGTTCCTGGGTCTCTAGGTGGCTACGGCCTCAATATGTGGACAGGCCCGCGCCGCCGTCAGTTCGAGAGCTACGCCGCTGAACGAGGTGTTCCTCTGGGCGATCTGAACACGCAGCTTGATTTCACTATGTGGGAACTGGAGAACACCGAGAAGCGGGCTGCGGCGGCGCTTTCCCAAGCCCAAACCCCGGCAGAGGCCGCGCGGATCTACAGCCAGCAGTTCCTTCGCCCCGGCATCCCACACCTTGACCGGCGCATAGAGGCGGCCAACGCGCTGGCGGGCGGTGATTTCGGGGGCCAGCCCCCACAGAACGCTCTTTCGGCCCCCATGGGCCAGCAGGGCGCGCCTGTGAACGCTCTTGCCCAGCAGCAGCCCCCGCAGCTCCCCCAAATGCAGCAGGTCGACCCGCGCAACTTCCTGACGCAGGTCACACCGCGCGCCAAACTCAAATTCACCTGAGGACAGCACATGGCCCAACTCGACACCCGCTTGCCCCTGATGGCCCAACAGCCGGATATCGTGAATGCGCTGTCTCGGTCTTCGATGGCAGCACAGCAGACCAACCAAGTGCAGAGCCAGAACGCGCTTCGTAACCTGTTCCAGACGCAGGGCGCGGATATCGCCGCGGGTCAGCCGCGGGCGCTGAATGCGCTGGCGCAGCTTGACCCGATGCAGGCGGTTCAGATGCAGAGCGCACAGCAAAACATGCAGTCGCGCGCGCAGATGATGGAGCAGCGACGGATTGCAATGGGCCGAGAGGCCGAAGCCTACGCCGCGTCTCTTGGCGCACAAGAGCGAGCCGCAGAGGCTGCGCGGGTGGAACAGGGTATCGCTCAGGGGATGCAGTTCTATCAGCGCAGGGATCTTGACGGCCTGAACCAGCTTCTGGGCACCGTTGGCGAGGAGCCATTGCAGAGCCTTGATGAATTCCCGACAGTCGCCGCGATGTATGGCGATATTCTGGACAAGCTGAAATCCGTTCAGGAGCTTAACGCCCCGCCGAAGCCAGCCGACGAATACGGGCGCTATGCCGCAGAGGAGCGGGCCGCAGGTCGCCAGCCTCTCGACCGGATCCAGTATGCGCAGGCCAAGAAGGGCAAGGGGTTCAGCGTTACAACGGCTGACGGGACCACGGTGCAGTATGGCGGCGGACAGGGCGGCGGTGACATGCCGAAAATGAACGTTGATCAAGGCAAGAACACTGGCTTCCTGATCCGCATGAATGACGCGGGCAGGACGCTTGACCAGCTGGAAAATCAGGGTCTTGAGTTTTTGCAGCAGAATGCCGATGCAATACCCCTTGGCCTTGGCAACTACCTGCGCACCGAGGAATTCCAGAGGTTCGATCAGGCCCGCCGCGACTTTATCAACGCGCTCTTGCGCCGTGAAAGTGGCGCGGTCATCTCGCCTCAGGAATTTGAAAACGCCGAAATTCAGTATTTCCCGGTTCCGGGGGATAGCCCGCAGGTGATTGAGCAAAAGCGCCGTAACCGGGCGAACGCCATTGCCGGGATCCGGGCGGGTTCTGGCCCCGGCGCAGCCTATGTTGACCAAATGGATCAGCAGAGCGCAGCACCGCAGCAGCCGGAACCCCAAGAGGGGAGCCTTCAGGCACCGCAACCGGGCGTCACTGAAGACGGCTATCGCTTCAAAGGCGGCGATCCGGGCAATCCTGACAATTGGGTGAAGGTGGAATAATGGCCGGTCCTTGGGAGAAATACCGAACACAGCCGCAGGCACCGCAGTCTGCCGCACCACAGGCTTCATCTGGGCCATGGGCGAAATATGCGACACAGCCCGCGCCCGCAGTGCCAGAACCGCAATCGGACCCTTTTGGTACGGATCTGATGGGCCTCTTGCGCACTTCCCCGGCAGGCCAAAACCCCGGCATGGGCAGTCAGCAAGGCAGCGTTGATCTGAACGACGTCGTGCAGGGCGATCCAACAATGATCACAAGCGTGATCGACAATGTGGTCGGGCTGGATAACGGGATTATGACACCCGGCGAAAAGCTGGGGACGGCCCTCAACTCGGCGGGCGAAAGCGCGACCCTCGGCATTGTCGGCGATGAGGCGGCGGCTGCGTTCGACGCGGCTTTGGGTCGCGGCAGCTATGAGGAGCGTCGGGATTTTTACCGTCAGAACCAAGAACAGTTCCGGGAGGAAAACCCTGTTCTTTCTTTTGCCTCCGAGATTGCGCCGGCACTCCTGCCCGGTCTTGGGGGCGCAAAGCTGCTGCAAATGATGCAGTCGAAGTTGGGCCGGGCTGGGGCTGGTGCCGCACTTGGCGCGCTTTCGGGGGCGATCTACGGGTTCGCTGAGGGTGAGGAAAGCTTCCAGCAACGCGCAAAGCAGGGGGGCATTACAGCATTGTTTGGCGGTGCTGTTGGCGGTGCCGCACCCAAGGTGGTCGACGGTCTGACCGGCATCCCAAAGGGCGTTTCGCGGGTGTTTCAGCGATCTCAGGAGAAACCGACGATCCAGACGCTCAAATCTGCGAAAAATGCCGCCTATCGTGCGGTCGATCAGTCTGGCGAAACGTTCAGCGGCGATGACATGCAGCGCCTCTACCAGAACGTTTCAGACGTGTTTGACAGCGGCAACTATGTTGAGGAGGTTGATAATGCCTCCCGCGCGGTTCTCCGGGTTCTGGAGCGCCGCCAGGGCAAACCCACAACGCTCTCCCAGCTGGATGATATCCGGCAGAATATGTGGCGTCGGTATGGGTCGGCGAAAGATCAGCCGCAGATCCTTGATGCGATCCGCAGCCTTGATGACCTGATTGACGAACGGGCAGGGGCAAGCGACCTGATGGGTCTGGCCCGCGCTGCTAACTCCCGGTATGCAAAATTCCAACTTCTGGACGATGCCTTCAGCAAGGCCGCCGATCAGACGGCCTCAACCGGATCTGGCGGTAACATCCTGAACAAATACCGTCAGGCGGTCACTTCGATCATCAACAACCCCAATAAGGCCCGTTGGTTTAGCGCTGATGAAGTCGATATGATGCGCAAGTTTGTGCATGGGTCGGCGTCCGAAAACGCCTTGCGCCGTGTCGGCAAGCTGTCGCCCAATGGGAACGGCCTGATGATGGCCCTTCACATCTTCGGGGGCATCCAGACTGGCGGGGCCACGATCCCAATCATGGCGGCAGGGGCGGCGGCGAAGTCTGCGGCCGACCGGACAGCGATGCGCGGTGCCGATGCTCTCAAGAGCGCTATGGCGGGTCAGGTTCCGCAGAATATCCCGCTCTCACTGCCTGCCGGGGCGGCAGTTTCCGGTGCTATCCCCGTCGCAGAAAGCGCAGCAGGAAGTCTACTAGAAATGCTACCGCAAGGGCAGCAAAGCCGCCTCCGATACTGACAAGAACATCCCCCCAGAGGGGGTGGCCCATGCCGAAAAGTAGGCCGGAGAGAGCGGCGGCTATCATCGACCAGAAGGCGAGGTTTACACGCCAGCCCGCTTTGCCTTTCGTAGCCTCATTGAAGTCAATCCTCCGGCTCACCGAAATAAACGCGATGATGAGGATGGTGGCCACAAAGGCCGCGATGGCGTCGAAATCGTCCATCTTCACAACCTAATCACGAACAGGCCGCCAGTCTAGAGCGGCCCGGATAATTCCCCACATAGAGGCGAACACCATGGCGAACAGGGTTTTGATGCCCCGTGCGCTGGACGGCAATGGCAACATTGTCCCCGGAGCAATGGCGTATTTCTACAAGGAGGGCACGGTCAGTCCTCTGACGGTCTATTCGGACAAGGCTGGAACGGTTGTGGTCCCTCCGCCTCTGGACGCGGATAGCGCGGGCAACTTCACAGCGGTGTTCACGGACAAGGTGCTGAAGCTGGATATCCGCGATCCTGACACGAACACCAGCTTGCCGGGGTTCCCGTCGGATAATTGGCACGTCACCACCACAGACGAGACCGGCGCGGGGCTGGTGAAGTTCACCCCGATCACTGGAAACAGCGCGACCAACGTGCAGGCAGCGATTGCGAACCTTACCGGGCTTTGGAACGCGGTAACGGCCTACGGGAAGTCGCTCATTGCAGCGTCTGACGCGGCGTCGGCCCGCACCACTCTTGGCCTTGGCGCCGTGGCCACACGCGGGTTTCTCGATGAGGACGACATGGCAAGCGACAGCGCAACCGCCGCGCCCAGCCAGCAGTCGGTCAAGGCGTTCGTAGGCACTGAGGTGGACGGCAAGGCGCTGGGTGTGGGGCAGACTTGGCAGAACCTGACCGGTTCGCGCAACGCCAATACCTCCTATCAGAACGCCACCGGGCGCCCCATTCAGTGGATGGTTCACGGGTCCACCAGTGGCCTTGCGCAGGTTTCAACCGACGGGAGCGCTTGGGTGACCATCGCCACCCTCGGTGCGCCGGGTTCGTTTGAGACCGCAGCCTCTGCAACAATTCCGCCGGATCATTTCTACCGAACAACCGGCGGCTTCACAAACTGGTCTGAGCTTCGCTGAGGGATAGAGCATGACAAGAACACCGCAGAAAAACGCGAACGAACTCCCGCATGTCGATACGCTTGGCCCTGAGAACACTGTTCTGGTCGAGGTTGATGGCGATATTTCCCGCGCCCCGGCAAGCGCTCTCAGCACCTCGGCGGTTCAGGGTGTTGCAATCCGCAGTGACGGCAACCCGCTGGGAACCGCAACCGCGATTGACCTGATCGGCGGCGACGTGGAGCTGACCGGCAACCTTGCGACTGTGACCCTGCCGGATGGAACCGGCGGCGCAGGCGATATCAAGTCATTCGCCAACGGGACCGATTTGCGCGCGGACGCGACAGATAGTTACCCGGTCGGGACCATTCTCAGCGCTGAGACGGAAAGCACCCGGTACATCGTGACCGATGCTTCGGAAACTGACCCTGACCTGATGACCCTTGGCGAGGTTAAGGCGTTCGAGATCGGGCCTGAGTTCTCCGATATCTACAAGCTGCGGGGCGCGATCCAGCGTGGCGACCTGCGCGATGGTCAGCGGGTGTTCTGCAATGGTGCGGGCTATACCGTGGACAGCACCGCGACAGGGCTAGATAGCGCCCTGTGGGGGTTCGGCGTTGATGGTCTGCGGCGCGAGGGCGGGCAGCTGGACAACCTGTTCATCATGACAGCGTTCAAGAACCAAGATGTGACCGCGCAGTATGCCTTCCTGTCAAATGACCGGCAAAACCTGAAGCGGCTGAACCAAAAGCCAATCACCAGGGGTGCGGGTGATGCGACCACGGGCGGGCGCGACAGCCAGCTATTCTGGGCCCGTCAACGCCGGGTGGACCCGTGGCTGATGCCTGTAACCGCGGGCGACGGGCTTGAGTACGACTGTTCAATTTACGTGTCGCAAGACATTGTGACCCCGGTGAGTATCAAGATCCAGCTTCAGGGCGGGAATGCTTTCGGCGGGGTGCGCGGCACCACACTGCCGGGTGCTACCCGTGCGGCGGACCTTCTGTGGTCCCCACGCCTGCACAATATCGGCGATAAGGTCTACATGACCATCAGTATCAGGACGCAGGCTGACTATACTGACGGCTTCGGTAATCAGTCCCCAACATTCCGTCCCCATATCTCCGAATGCCTTGATATTGAGGCGCTGACATTTGGGCCGCCGGTCGCAATGAATGTCGCCACCAGCACGACAGCGATGATCGAACCTGATTTGATGCAGGCCGATGACGGGACTTGGTACATGTGTATCAAGAATAGCGCGAACCGAAACATTGAGGTCCACTCCGCTACTGATCCCGTCAATGGAGCTTGGTCCTACGTGACCACTCTTGATCTTGACGGCACCCTGAACAGTCTTGAGGGCCCTTTCTGGGTAAAGCAGGTTTATCGCGATGCCAGCATGGGCGTAAGTCAGCTTACCGTTGCAGTTCAGGCTGCCAACAACCGCAACGGCGACAACGAGCTGCGCGGGGTGCCGGTCGAGTTCGTCAGCACCGGCGGGCCTGAGGGGCCATATGGCGCGGCGCAGGACGTGAATAACAGCCATTCAATGCGCAATGGGTATAGCTTGAATGCCGCTCTTGAGCCTGACCCACGCGCAATGCGGTCTCTGCTTGATGCAGCCACGTCTTTCGCCGGGGAATACCCTGTGGGCGTCGATGAAACCATCCGCCTGCCTGATGAGGCTCACGACCTTACCCCACAGCAGGATACGCTGTACTACGTCAATACCGCCGGATATGCCTGCACCCTGACTGTGGAGAAGATGGAAGCGCGCCGGTTCTGGCTGGCTTCTCTCAGTTCCGATGCAGGCACATACATCGACGTGGTGAACAGCCCTTTGTGCGTGGGGCCACTGACCATCGGGGCCGGGGCGTTCCAGATCACAGAGTTCCTGTGGGTTGTGGCTGCCGGTGGTGACGGGAAATATGTTGCGGTATCGAGCTATGCCGTGGGCGGTGGTGGATCGGCTGACGGGGTGGTGACTGCCGTCGATTTCAACAGCAGCACCAATATTCTGACGCTCACACGGTCGGTCGGTGATGATCTGACGGCGGATCTTTCCGCGCTGGACGGCGGTAGCTCCGGGCTGATTTCTCAGACCCCGGCGGACGGTGCCAAGTTCATCGCTTCAGGCGCTCCGGGCAGCGAAAACACTGATGCCGGTGAGCTGAACCTATACCCCTCTGGGACTGATGGCGTTGGTATCGGGATCAGCCGCTTGGGCATGGCCATGTCTGGCGGCGCTGATCTGGGGTATGTTGAGGCGCGCAACAATGCGACCCTTGAAATCACCGTTGAGGGGGGTATCTCGCGCTATGCCGGCGCAGTCGCTAAGACCTCAGACCTTGGCGCGTCGAACGATGTTGACCCCAGCAATGGCGACTTTCAGGCGGTGACCCTGACAGCGGCGCGGACGCTGAACCTCGTGAACTTCATTCAGGGCGACAAGGTCATGATCCGCGTTGATGGGGCCGATACTCACGCGCTGACAATTGCTTCGCCCACGGAGACGATCAAGTGGCCGGATGACACGCCGCCAGCGTCATACAACGCAATCACGTTGATTGGCGCTAGTCGCGAGGGCGGTGAAATCTTCCTCGGCGCGCTGGGGTTCTGATATGGACGTTGATTTTCTTTTCCAGCTTATCGCGGCGAACCAAGGCGGGGGAGGCGGCTCGCGATATTGGCGTATTCTAGTCACCGCATCAAGCGGGAATGACCCCTTCTGGGGCGTCAGATTGAGCGAAATGTCGTTTAAAGGGACCCCCGGCGGCGCAGATTTAACAAGTCCGGCAGAGGCCGTGGCGCGCTCTAGCGCCTCGCTCCCCGCAGCGGGCTCTACAACATCTTCCGACAAAGCTTTTGACGACAATCCGGGAACCTACTGGATCTTTCCCAACGGCAATGATCTGGGGCCACGTTGGTTGAGTTGGGAGTTTGCGAGCGCGCAGGTAATAAATGAATTGACTTGGGTAAACGACACAAACGCACTTTATCACATCCAGGATATGGTAGTGCAATCATCCCCTGATGGCTCCACGTGGACCGATGAGTGGTCAGAGGCTGGGCTACCGGCGACCAACGGCGGCACAATCACGACCACCCGTCCCTAAGCATTTACCGAACATCAACCCAAGGGCACAAAATGAAAGACGACAAAATGACCGAACTTGACCACATCAAGGCTATTCAAGACGGAATTGGTAAGATCAAGCGCCACCTCAGGTCGGTGCAGAAGATCAACGCAGAAAACGGGCGAGATCGGGCGGCCAATGCTGCTATGAAGGTCCATGGTAAGGTTCAGGTGCTTCACGCAGAGGCTATGGATGAGCTATACGCTAACTGGCCAGAGCAAGTTTCGGGCGAGATTTCCACGCGCGGCGGCGGCGGTCGGTAAATGTGGGGCGTTGAGCATACGGCGATGCTGGCAGCCTTCGCCGCGTTCTTATGGTGGCTGCTGCACCATGAAAACTACTCTTGGTCCGTCGCTGCCCTGTTGTCGCAGATCCCATTCTGGGGCGGCTTCCTCGCATATATGGTCACCGGGGATAAAGACCCGGCCTCGGTCAACATCATCCTGAATATCTTCGCGGCTGGCCTGTTCATCGAGATGGCGGGCCGGTTGCAAGAGCGCGGCAAAGGTGGAATAGTCCATGCATGGTTGTGCTTGGTGTTTATTCTCGCCTGCACCTTGGATGTGATCCACCTTATCCTCCCCGTGCCGTTTTACACTTTGGCACAAGAGGTTCTGCACTACGTCGCTTTGGTGGTGATTGGGGGCCGCGCCTATGTTCAGCGCTATGACGGCTATCGTCGGCATCGTCGCAATACACGCGGTCCTAACAAGGGTGGCACATTGGTATGAGCGGGACCGGGAAAACAGTAGCAGGGGTTGCGGGGGCAAATGCTGTCGCTCAAGGCGGGACTGAGGCGGTAAAGTCTACAGTCCCTTTTTTAGAGGCCCAGCTTATTCATTTCACAATTGACGGGGCGGCGTATTTCATGACGCCGCAGCACGTCATTATCGCTCTGACGGGGGTTCTCTCTGTAATGACCTTATCGGTTTCTCTTTTCAGGAACCTGACGGGCGCCAAGAGAGCCTAACCAATCCACAAATCGAACCAGACGGCCCGCCAGCGGGCTTTCTTCGCATGGAGATAACGCATGTCATATAAGCCTGACGGTCAGGTCGAATATATCGTGATCCATTACTCAGCCACGGCGATTGAGGACGATGTTTCCGCTAAGGATATCGACCGGATGCACAAGCGGCGCGGGTTCCGTGAAATCGGCTACCACTGGTATATCCGCAAGAGCGGTTCAATCGAAATGGGCCGCGATATGAGCCAGCCGGGGCGGTTTGAGGCAGGCGCACACAGCAAAGGCGAGAACAGCATAAGCGTTGGGATCTGCTTTGAAGGCGGCGTCCGAAAGGGCGCGATGAACACCGGATTTGACAGCCGTACCCCAGCGCAAACGCGCGCCATGATTGAGCTTGTCGATAAGATGCTGGAACGCTTCCCCGGCGCAGTTGTCCGGGGCCATCGGGATATGCCCGGGGCAGCCACCCAATGCCCCGGATTTGATGCGACCGGCTGGTGGGATGACGTCCAGCGCAAGCGCAATGTCCGCCCTTGGTGGCTCACCCTGATCAATTCACTGTTGAAAGGTTTTCGCAAATGATGAACTTATCTCCGCTTGCCCGGATCGCCCTGCGTTATGTCGTGGGCGCGCTGTTCTTTGGCTCTGATCAGATTGGAGCGCAGCTTGCCGCAGACCCCGATATCGTTGCCGTGTGTGCGTTGCTGATCGGCGCGCTGGTTGAGGCGTCATATGCCCTCGCCAAGCGCAAAGGGTGGCACCTGTGATCTCCGCTCTCATGTCCCGCTTCTGGGGCTATCTGGTGGCCGCTGGGGCGTTGCTCGCGGCTATCTGGGCCTATGGGAGGTCACAGAAGGCAGAGGGGCGCAAGGAAACGTACATCGAGACGCTGGAGGACAGCGCAAAGCGAAAGGAGGCCGGTCGTGAAGCAGTGGAAGATCTGCGCGGCAATGATCGCGATGATGACACTGAGCAGCTGCGGCGAAACTCTGACAGCTGGTGACGCTGGCTGCGGCTCCTACGGTGAAGCGCGGGCGACAATGCCCGGTGATCCTGAGGTGCTACCGGATAACTGGCTGTCATGGGTGACGCGAACAGACACCCGAATGACTGCAACGTGTAAGCCCCGCCAGTGAGCGGGGCTTTTTGCGTTTCGGGGATGGTCACTTGGACTGGCCGTAATGACGGTTCAGGACGTCAGCAATTTCCCGCGCAAGGCCGACCTTGGAAAACGACCCTCCGACAACAAGCAACGTCTTTTCGCGCTTCCCGTCTTCGTGTTCGACGTGGATTTCGTTATCCACCGCATTGAATTTGGGCATATCTCTCTCCATAAAAAAGGGGGGGTGCGTTTCGGGGTTGGGATTAGTCGACCTTTTCAAGGGTCAGTTTGTAGCTGCCGACAAGAACGTCCCGTTCGGTGACCTCGGTCATTTCGTAGATGACAGACGTTGCGTCTGATTTTCTCATGATCGACTGGAGGTACATGGCCGCAGTCTTGCCGACGACATCCTTGCCCTTGTCGAACGCCTTGAAGTCGTCCAGGTAGCTGCTCCCGTAGAAGCACCCCTTCGGGAACCAGCCCTCCACAAGCCAATTGATAACTGGCCTTAGCAGACGCTGCGTCGGGGTGAACGCGGTCTTAGTCTGGGCCATATCTCTCTCCATTAAAGGGGGGTTAGTTGGAATTCAGTTGGTGTGCTCTGCAATCGGCGGCAGGCCGTGAACCTGATCGCCTTCGAGATACAGGCGCATGAGCATTGCCATGGCTTGCACAATTTCGCCGCGCACGTCCTCGGCGTTGGCTCGTTGCTCGGCGCAATGGATGGCCGCCTTGACCACCTCGCCAGCTTCCTCTGCAACTTTTGAGATCACGTAGTTCGGCTGGGGATAGGCGTTCATCGCGCGCGCTGATTCTTCGCGGGCCTCTGCAATCAGGGTGGAGAGCTTATCATTCATCGCTTTTTCCTTGGGCGTCCGTTTCAGGTATTTGCGGGTTCCGGCCCTCATGGCCCGCGTTCCGCGACGTGATCTTGCGCTTAAGCCGGGCATTGCTCCTCCAGGCGGTGTGGTTGGGGTTAGTTGGAATTCAGGCGGCCGTACGCCGCGCAGGGTGAAAGGTTTGCCCCAAGCTGGATGCGCGCAGCAGTGCTGCGGCGCCCTTCGCCCCGGCGGCAAACAGAGTGGTGCCCGTGCCGGGCTGCTCTCCGATGCTGCCGTCTGGCCGCTCGAATTTGACCTTAGGCGAAACAAACAGAACGGCATCGGCCAGCGGCGCGAATTCCTGCCACCAAGGCGCAGACGTGCGATCCGGCAGGAGTGCAATCCCATTGCCGTGTTCGAAGAACTTGCGCAGCCAGAGCCGCTTAGTGGACTGGTGGCCGAATGGCGGGTTCATCCAGACAAACCCGGTCCATTCCTGCTCCAAAGACTTCTCTGAATAGAAGGAATTAGCCGGGACGTGACGCGGCCCTTCTGGCGGGCAAGCCACGTCCAAATTGAACATCACACCCAAAGCTTCGAAGATGTAGGCCGGGGTGTACCATTCGTCGCTTTCTCCCTGTTTTTCGTAGCTGGCCATATCTCTCTCCATCAAAGGGGTACGGTTTTGGGCGTGTAGGGCTAGAGTTTGTCGATCAGGGCCTTTGGGGCATCTGACGCGAAATAGATCTTCTTGCGCGCGTCGTACTTCATCGCCTCGGGGTTCGCTTCGTGGAAGGCTTTGAAGTCCAGCGCGGCCTGGGCATTCGAGATCCCGAACTTTCGGGACATGTGGAAGCGGTTGATGAAGCCATAGATGCGGAGCATTTCTCCGATCCATTCTTGGCGCTTCTCTGCAAACCAGTTCATTCCGGCCTCCGGTGCGTTTCGGGGTTGGGGTTAGTTGGACAGGTTGTCAGCAACGCGCTGGCAGAAGTTTTGCAACGCGGCCTTACCTTCATCATCCAGCCCTTGAAGTACGTCGCAGAAGTCATCGAACGAGATTGTTCCGGGGCTGATCTTCTCCGCAACCCGGGCCAACACATACGGCGCTTGCTCGATATTATCGCCTATCTCTTCGGCTATAGTGTCGCGGGATACATCGACCTGAATGTAGTAATCGCTCATCGGTTTCCCTTTCGAGGGTTAGGTGGGAAGGTCGTCGGCCTTGCGGTTTGCCGCTGTCTCAGCCTCTTCTTTGGTTGCGAACCACTGGGTCTCTTCACCGTCCCAGTCGCCGTCCTCATCGAAAGAGGTAGGCACTCGCGCGCCGTAGATTTTCGGCCCCTCGATCAGGGTTTGCGCTTCAAATACGGTGCCCGGGTCGCTGTCCTCGACGTATCGTTCGCCCAGTTCGCAGGTGTCATGATAGGTCGCTTCCCAATCCTCGGGATTGAACACGTAATCATATTTGGGGAGTTCGGTTTTCGCCATACCAGCCTCCGGGCGTTGCTTCGCCTTAATATTTACACGTACGTACGTTTTAGTCAACATGTGTACGTACGTGTATTGCTATTTATTTACCCGTGCGATAGGCTTATGCACATGTTTATGAGCAGAATTAGAAAACCCAGAACGCTAAGCCTTGACCCGGATCTGTTCGAGTGGCTCCGGTCATGGGCGGAGAAGCAGCCGGGAAAGCCTGCTGTTGGGCGCGTGATTGATGACCTGATCGCGGACTTCAAAGCCGCCCAGTCAGACACCGACAAACCGGGAAAGGAGTAACACCTTGATATTCATATGGCTGGGTAGAGTGATGAGCTACCTCATGCTGGCTGGCAGCATGTTCAAGATTTCGTTCGGCTTCTATTTCGCCATGACTGCCCAAGATCATGTCGCGGCTGCGCAAAGGTATTTGGGGGCCAACACTACCGGTGAGGCCATCAATCAGGGGTTCCTAGGCTTGCTGGTGGCGGTTGCCCTTGGCTTGCTGGTCCAGATCGCGTCGGGTGTAGCTGATCTATCCATGGTGTACGATGAGGAAGGGCCTGAATGGGAGTGAGGCGATGCAGCAAGTGATGGCACACCTTGGCGCCAGCGGCATAGTGTGGCGCTCGGATATGGAAAACGCGCCTCGCGATGGGAGCGATTTCTTGGCGTGGTTCCCGCTGGATGGGATGGGGCAAAGCTGGTGCAGATGTGTCCCTATCTACTGGTGCGATCGCGACAGCAGGTGGAATTTCGCAGGCCGCGCTGCCTCCGGTTTCTCTCGCACCTTCCAGCCGACCCACTGGGCGGATATCACACCGCCCCACCACGAATAGGCACCACGTTTTCTTTCGCCCCTGTCACGAACTGCGCCCATGCCTCCATAAGCGCGCGGCGACGTTCCAGCATGTCAGACCGGGCATAGGCTCTTTCGACTTTCCCCCCGATGATGTGGGATAGGGCGGTTTCCGCAACGTCATAATGCGCGGCGTCGGTATCCTGAACCCATGTTCTGAAGCTGGTGCGCAGGCCATGGGGTGTCCCGGTCGGGTCGACCTTCCTGAACACCTTCCCGATAGCAACGTCAGAGATGCCGCCGGATCGCCCTCCGGGGAACACATAGGCGCTACGCTTCCACTTATCAGCCCTTGCGACCACTTCAAGCGCTGCTGATGACAAGGGTACGCGGAAATCAGAAACCTTGCCCTCGCTGCCTTTCATTCGGTCTTCTGGCACAGTCCACACGTCGCCATCTATCTCGGCAAACCGCGCGCCTCGCACCCCGGCAGATCGAACAAGCGTCAGGATCTTGAAGCGGAGGCAGAGGTGGGAGGCGTCATCGCGGTTCAATGCCGCGTAAATCCGGGGAATGTCCTGCCATGCTGACGCAGGGGTCTTTTTGATCTGGTGCCGCACCTCGCCCAGCATGTGCTTTGCCATGTCCACCATGAAGGGGTCACATTCAACGCCTGAGAACCGCATGTGCTCAAAGATGATCTTGGTCCGCTGAATTGCCTTTTCTGCGGTTGGGTGCTTTTTCCTCCAGATCGGTGCAAGTGCCCGGTGAATGTCCGTCTGGTGGATCTGGGACATTCTCATTCCCCCGATGGCCGGCACCATGTAGAGCTTGATCGGGCTTAGCCAGCGCCCGCTTGCACCATCTCGCCGCAGCCCCGCCTTCTTCGCTTCAAACGTGGTCTCCGCAGCTTCTGCGAATGTCGGGTCTGACCGGCTGGCTTCTGCGCGCTGATCCGCCCGCTGCCGATCACGGGTCGCAATCGGGTCTTCGCCGGACCTTAGCGCCGCCTCCCAGGTATCACGAGACTTGCGCGCCTCCGCGAGACTGACCGCGGGATAGGGGCCAAGGCCCATTTCACGGCTGCGCCCTTGGTGCTTGTAGCGGTAGATCCATCGGCCCTTGTCGGCATCTCTTTTCAGCAAATACAGACCCGCGCCGTCGAACAGCTTGCCATTGCCGTTTTTTACTTCTACCGCCTTCAGCTTGTTTCTCGCCAT